AACTGGAATGAAAAGAATCAAGGTCATCACATACACAGACACTCCAATAGTATATTGTCTGGAGTCTTATATATTAAAGCAAATAGAGAAGTAGACACTATAAAATTTTATAAAGATAATAACCCTATGATAGAGTTAACACCTGAAATAGTTAATGCTTACAACTGTAAATCTTGGTGGCATCCTGTCCACACAGGAGATATATTTTTGTTTCCATCAGGCCTAATGCACGGTGTTGATGTAAAACAAGAAGATGATTTAAGAATAAGTTTATCTTTTAACGTTTTTGTAGAAGGTACAATCGGTAGTGATTTAGAATTAAATATATTAAATATATGAAAATAATAGATAATTTTTTAGAACCAGAAGAATATGAAAAAATGAAAGTTATTTTATGTGGTGAGTTTTTTCCTTGGCACTACAATGATTATGTAAACAGTCGTGAAGATAAGGAAGGTTTTCAGTTTATACATTTCTTCTACGAAGACCATAAGATGTGGTCCAACTACTACAATGATATTGTACCACCGATAGTTAATAAATTAAATTGTAAAGCAATCATGAGAGTAAAAGCTAATTTAATAACCAGATCACACAAAAAATTAATTCATGGTTATCATACAGATTATGATCCACCTAATAAAAATAAGACAGCCATTATGTATTTTAACACAACAAATGGCGCAACACATTTTGAAGATGGTAGTAAAGTCGATTGTGTAGACAATAGAGTGGTCATCTTCAATTCTAAACTAAAACATTCAAGCAGCACATGCACAGATCAGAATCAAAGGGTCGTGTTAAATATAAACTATTATGATAAATAAGGAGATAGTATGAGTAATGAACAAGAAAAGATAAACGTCAGTGTATTTAATTGGGGACCCTGTGTTATTAAATTAAAGATAACTGATGAGTTTAAAAATTTTTTATTGAATGAAGCTAAAGATAATAAAAAAGATTTTAGAGATAAACTAGCAGGAATCATAGAGAAAGAGACGGGGTATAGTGAAGAAGCTAAAGCTAAAGCTGTACCGTATATGTCTCAATATCTTGGTGTATATGACCAGATGTTTGAAAAATTTATTAATAAACCGTATGAGAAAAGACCTGAATATATCTTGACTACTATGTGGATAAATTATCAGAAAGCTAATGAGTTTAACCCACCACATGATCATGATGGTAAGTTGTCTTTTGTAACATACTTACAGATACCTGAAGAATTAAAAAAGGAGAATACTGATTATAATGGTAAGAGCTGTGGACCTGGAGGTATACAGTTTATCTATGGTAATGGACCTAGAGACTGTGTAAGTTATATGTCTTTCTTTCCTGAAGAAGGAGATATGTTTATCTTTCCTGCGTGGTTAAAACACTGGGTTGCACCGTTTAAGAGTGATTGTACACGGATCTCGGTCAGTGGTAATTTTCATGACAGTGCACCTATAAATAATTTACATAAATTTGCTCCTAAATATTTGAAAGATAAGAAATGAAGATTGAAAAAATAATAAAATCTAAAATAGAACGAGACTACATATTTGTTAAAGGCAATATAGACATTGACACGGATTATTTTATAAAAAAAATAGAAGAGGGTATGCACGACAAAACAAATAGAAATTTTGAAACTAATTTAAAGTCTGGCATGACATCCTTTAATTATTTTAAAAAAGATAAAGAATTTTTTAAGATACTTGTAAAGATGAATGACTTTTTAGATGATCTAATAGGTCAAGATGTGACATCCTATGGATTGGATTCAGCATGGGGATTTAGACAAGACTTTAGTCATTACAGTAAGTTTCATGATCACATGCCAAGTTTTATATCAGGTGCTATTATGTTAAATAGTCATACGCAACATCTTCTGTTTCCGCAAATAAAAGAAAAATTAGAACCTGAACCTGGTAATTTTGCTTTGTTCTCTTCAATAATAAAACATGGCAATCGTAGAAATGATACTGACGAACCAAGATATGGTTTAAGTTTTAATTTAACACAAGAAGGATTTTAAAATGACGAAAGATAGACGTTGGGATGGTAAATCTAGAGTATCTAATGACTTGTATCGTAAGAACTTTGATGAGATTTTTAAGAAAGAAAAGACACTATCTGAAATGTTAGATGAAGGTTTTGAAAAAGAACAAGAGGAAAGAGCCGATGATGAGTGACGAAGATATAAGAGAATTTCATAACATTGGTCGAAAGATCAAGAAGAGTGATAAGTATACCTATGTCGATGCAACAAGACACGAGGACCACGGAACACGGCTCTATGATGTAAATGGTACTAGACTTCCTTCTGTGACTACGATATTAGGGGCGACCAAAGATCAACAATTTTTAAAAGACTGGAAGGCTAAAGTTGGAGAACAAGAAGCAGAGCGAATCAAAAATCTATCGAGTAATCGGGGGACAGCTATGCACAAATTCCTGGAACATTATATTCTCGGAACTGGCTACGATGATCTTACAGAGCTCGGACAGAAGGCGAAAACCATGGCCCAAAAAGTTATTGAGATCGGTCTTGCACCTGTTGAAGAGTGGTATGGCTCTGAAGTTACATTATATTATCCTGGCCTTTACGCTGGGTCTACTGATTTAGTTTGCTCTCATAATGGTAAAGAATCTATTGTAGATTTTAAACAATCGAACAGACCAAAGAAAGTAGAGTGGATTGAAGATTACTTTATGCAGATTGCTGCATACGCCATGGCACATGACTATGTGCATAATAGTAAGATAGAACAAGGAGTTATAATGATTTGTACTCCTGATCTATACTATCAAGAATTCAAAGTTGAAGGAGCAGAGCTTCGTAAATGGAAGCATAAATTTCTTAAACGTTTGGATATGTATCATGAAATAAAACATGATGAGAAAGAACAAGCTAATGTAAAAATGAAAGAGGAGGACTTTAAATGAAAGTAAAAAGAAAAATACATGGATATTACTTTGATGGTAAAAAGTCATGGATCATGTACGAAGATGAACATAATAAAATAATAATGAAGAGGTGGAGAGATGAATGAAATGTTATTTAGAACGCTTCTAAAGAAGTATGAAGCAGATATTGAAGACGCACGGTACAAGATACAATCTTTCAATGAAAACAATATAATTATACCTGAACATATAGACATCACAGGTGAAGTTGACAAACTATTACAACTTATTGCTGAAGCTGAAGACAAAATGGCAGTAATGAGGAAATATTATGTTCAAAATAAGGCAGACAAGCAGGTATTATAGGTCATGATTACTGACCTATTTATAGGATTATCACGTATTTTATCCAGGACTCTCTGGTATCGAATGGGTGTCGGCAGGGTGTCGGCAGGGTGTCGCAAAGGTGTCGAACTTTGGTCTAAACTGCGTCAGAAGTGTACAATTATGGCGGAATCAAGGCAAAAAGTCGACACTTGCGATACCCTTGCGATACCCTTGCGACGGGGGGGGTGTCGAAGCTACTATTCATATGTACCAACGGTTATAGCTCAATTTCAGTGTTTTGCGACACCTTCCAACTTTTTTTTATTTTTAGCGCAACAAAAAAATAAATTGTCATTTAGGTGTCGAAAGAGTAAAAATGAATATGCCTAGGAAAAGACGAAAACGAATTGCAGCTGAAGGTGCTCCCGATATACCTTATCCGAGAGTTCGAGTGGAGTGGATTGATTGTGTCAGCGACTCGGGCTGGGCTACCGACAAAGAGTTTGACAAAATGAAGTTAGCAAGACCTGTCAATGAAGGTTGGTTATACTCTAAAGATAAATATTCAATAAAACTATTTGCGTCTTATGATTTAGATGATGATAGTATTACGTTTGGGGATCGTACTATGATACCTCGTCAGTGGGTAAAAAAGATTCAAAAAATTTAATGTTCGAAGATATATTTCCTACACTGCTTTACAGTAAAGATTTAAAATTAAATCTTAATGAGTTATCCGAGTATTGTTTAAAGTTTAAACAAAGACATAAAACTAATCGTGCAAGTAATGCAGGGGGCTGGCAGTCTCCACAGTTAGGTGGAGATGATCCTATTATAAAAGATATTGTAAAACAAACACCTGTTTTAGGTAAACTTTTTAAAGAAATATTAAAAGCAGGAGAAGAGTATAGAAAGAAAATACACTATTCTCAAAAATTAAAGATGTCTAATATTTGGGTAAACGTAAATAGTTATAAAGATTGGAATTCACAACATATACATCCTAACGCTGTGTTAGCCGGTGTTTATTATATCAATGTTCCTAAAAATTCAGGAACTATAAATTTCAAACATCCTTCTAACAATGTTATAGAGTATGATTGGGAACCACATTTGATGGAAAAGTATACACCACATAACTCACCTGCATGGAGCGTCACTCCTAAAGAAAACAAACTATTATTGTTTCCAGGTTGGTTACCACATTTGGTAACGCCTAATTTTAGTCAAGAGGAGAGAATATCTATTTCTTTTAATTTAAGAAGATGAAACCTTTGGAGTCACATCAATTATCTGTGCGTAATCGTCTAATATCTGTTTCATTTTTGCTTCTAGTTCTTGTTCTGATAGGTCCTCTAGTTTTCCTGTTTTTATTATCTTCCTATCTATGTATAATCCTGCTGCTTTTCCTCTGTTTGCTTCCGCATTCACTGCAGAAGAAAACGATCCTTTTTTTAAAGCGGCTTCACGGAGTCTAGCAAGCTCTGCAACGTGACCTTCATAAGTCACTTCATGTTTACGAAGTCTTTCTTCTCTTAACTGACCGATATATTTTACAACAAGAGGTGATTGTCTTGGATTGCATAATTCTGATCCTTCTTGTCTTGCACGTTTAGGACTATACCCAGCAGCGATGGCTGCTTCTGTTTGAGTCATAGGTCCATCTGGTCCACCGAATACTAAAAATTCTGCGAACCTCTGTTGCATCTCTGTTAATCTTTTTGGAACACCCATAGTTGACAATTTAAGGTAACATTGTTATATTGTCAAGATATGAAAGATGACAGAGGAAATCTAGATTTAACCAAACAAATAGATAATCTTAAACTTACCATTAGGATGTATCAACAGTTGTTAGTTGACGCTCAAAGACAAATTTATTACTGGAAAAAATTCTCATACGAGAATGAAAAAAACATAAATCTCTTGCAAGGTTATAAAAAAGTGATAGAGGATTTATCCAACAAGTTAAGACGAAAAGATTCATGAGAGTTCAAGACTTGCAATTATTCTTAAGTCAATTTACCAAAGGTTCTGACGCAGTAAAAAACGCAGTTATCTATGTAGAGATAAAAGGAAAGTTGCATGCAATCCGACGTATGGAAGTACATGAGAATGCAGTTCCTATCATAGGCCAGCCAGGTCGTAGTGCTCACAGATTAGTTATGAAAACTGAAAAACCTTCGAGTCTTATCTTACCAGATAAACTTCAGAAGGACTATTAATGAATGACAATGTTACTCTAAAAAACGCATGGGACCAGAGCGTAAATTATATCAAAAAATTAAAAAACATTTTACTAATATTTCGCTTATTCGACTTGAAAATAATAGCTTACACGGTACTCCCGATCTATTGGCTTATAATACTTCTGGTCACTTTTTCACTATCGAACTGAAAGTCACTTCAGGTAACAAGATTAAATTTTCACCACACCAAATAGCCTTCCATGTTAGGCATCCTAACAATTCTTTTATCATAGTAGAGGCCCTTGGTCCGAGTACCGTGAAACTTTTCCGTGGTTCACGTATCATGGAGCTTGTTGCTTGCGGCTTTAAGCTTGACGCTTGCTGCTTGGGGCTTGACGCTTGTCGCTTGATGCTTGAAAAGGTTGGTTCGAAAGCTTGACGCTTGAAGCTTGGGGCTCTGCAACCCGCCCACGCGTTGAGTTAGCGGTAGAGTCCTCCCGAGCTTGAAGCTTTAGGCCCGGACCAGGTGCACGCTCGCATGCGCCGTCGCGCCTTTTTGAGCTAATGACCTGATCCAGTTTATTACGTAGCTTTCGTAATTCTTTATAATAGTTTGGGTGTTTAAAATTAAAAGTCATTTTAATGTTTACCGTAGGATATAGTTTTTACTTCAGGATTCCAACATTGTCTACAGCTACCGCATTCATTGTTTTGTTTTGGAGCTGGACACGTAGCCCCTGAAGTTACAACCTCTGAAGAGTTAGGCCACGAAGCAGGCGCCCGCTGGTTCACCATGGGCGCGCTAAATCGTATGACTAAATTTGTAGGCTTGTCCTGAAGATGTTCCTTGATCCAGGCCTCTCGAGTTGGCATCCAATGACGCTTTGCTGGCGTCAGTCTACAGACTTTATAAATTTTTTGTAAGTGTTCCAGGTCCTGAACATCGCCGCTGTCATGCCATCTGAAGACATCCGGCTTCTTGCTGTTGATCAGGTGAGCCATTGCCTGGACCCAGTCCGGGCTCTTCAACGCTGCCAGCCTCCGGTACTGTGCATCTTGAACTACCTTGAA